GCTAACCGATTTGCTATATTAAATGACACTCTTGGTGTCATAGGAGGAAACTAAAAATGGCGAATTTAGACGCTAAAAAAGCACAACTCCAAGAACTAAGAGAAAAAGCATTGAACGAGGCAAAAGAGCATAACTTTGCTGATATGACTGTTGAACAAAAAACAGCATGGGAACAACAAAATGAGGATATGGAAAAACTCGCATCTGAAATAAGAACAGAGGAAAAGTACAACTCACAAGTTGCAAACCTACAAGGTGAAGTTAAAGCTGGTGCAGAAGTGCAAAATGTAGCAATACATGATGACGCTCCTAAAGCACCTGCAAAAACTCTTGGACAAAAATTAATGGAAACTGAAGCATTTCAGAAGTTCATCAACAATGGTGCAAAGAATATTACATCAAAAGTTGATTACAACCCATTACTACAAACCAAAACTCTTTTAACAGAAACTGGTTACCCACCATCAGTTATTAGAGATGATTTGATCGTTCCAACTGCTTTAAGAAATCCAAATACAGTTATTGACTTATTTGACGTTATTCAAACTGACCAATATCAATACAAGTATTTAGAGGAAACCACATTTACAAATAACGCTGCAGAAGTCGCTGAAGGCAACGCTTTCGGAGAGTCTGCTTTAGTATTCACAGAGCAAACTGAAAACATCAGAAAATTTGGTGTTTCAATTCCTGTGACTGAAGAGTTACTTGCTGATGTGTCCGCAGTTCAAGGATATTTAGATAGTAGATTAAGGACTATGCTCCAACTTAGATTGGATAGCGAACTCTTAAATGGTAATGGTACAGCTCCAAACATTAGAGGTATCTTAAACAAATCTGGAATTAACACTTTTGATTATTCCTCATTTGCTGGAAACCTAAAAAGAATTGGGCAAATTTATCAAGCTATTACTGAAATTAGAAAAGACGCATTTGTCGAACCAGACGCAATTGTCATGCACCCAAGTGATTGGTATGACATTGTGACTGAAGTAAACGCAGTAACAACATCTGGTGCATTGCAACCATTGTTTGTTGGTGCAGGTATGATGAATGGATCTCCTCAAGCAAGTATTTGGGGTGTTCCTGTCGTTCCTACAACTGCAATTAGTGCTGGTACAGCATTAGTTGGAAACTTCGGCGGTGGACAATCTGTTCACGTTGTGTCTAGAAGTGGTATGGAAGTAGCTATGTCTGATAGTCATGACGACTTCTTTACTAAAGACAAAGTGATGATGAAAGCATCTCTAAGATTAGGTTTTCCTATCTACAGAGCAACAGCTTTCTGTTCAATTACTAACTTCTAAGAGTAGTAGTTATGGTTTTGTTTTCGTCCTCATCATTCGGTGGGGACGGAACAAACAAAGGAAAAGTTATGAAATTAAAAAAAGATTTATATATGAAAGACGGAAAGTTCGTACTTAGTGACGGACATCCTAAAGAGTTTGCAGGTCAAAGTGTTTCATTAGTTGCTCGTGCAGGTGATGAAATTTCTGATTTACAAGCAAAAGAGTACGGCTTAAAAGCTGAAACAAAAGCTAAAGCACCTAAAGAAAATAAAGCTAAGTAGGTCTTAAATGGCTCACTCTCAATATGTTGATAAGACAGAGGTGAAAGCATACTTAGGTTTATCAGGTACATCACAAGACGATAATATTGATCGCTCAATTAATGGTGCAAGTCGTTTAATAGACGCATATTGTCAAAGAAAGTTTTATCAAGACGAAACATTACAAGTTAAATACTTTACACCAGTTAGTACAGTATTTATTGATGTGCCTGATATATCAACTGAAACAGGTTTAGTTGTTGAACTTGATACAACAGACAATGGTACATACGACACGACACTAGTAAAAGATACTGATTTTTATTTATTACCAGTTAATCCATTGTTTAATGTTGAGAGTGGTGGAACAAGTTATTACTATCCATATACAGAATTACGAATACTCGAAACACGTACAAGTGAACGATTTGAACCATTAATAATAAAAAATATAAAAATTACTGCTAAGTGGGGATTTAGTCAAATACCAGAGGCAGTTAAACAAGCATGTATTATACAAGCAGTTAGATTATGGAAACGTAAAGACACTCCATTTAATGTTTTTGGTAATGAACAAATTGGAACACAGGAATTATTTACAAAGTTTGACCCAGACGCAAAAGAATTATTAAAAGGTTTAAGACGTTTAAATTTAACAGGTCAAGTTATTTAATGTCGTTTTCAGTTCAATCAGGTAATTACAAAGTCGAAATAAAAGGCGTTCAAAAATTACGTAATAGATTAGACCTTGCAGATTTAACTGCACAACCTTTAAGACAATATATGCGTTTTGTAGGTGCAACAATAAGAGAGAAAGCAATTGAAAATGCACCAGAGGATTCAGGAGCATTAAAGCGATCAATACATTCACAAAGAATTAAAGATATTGGACGATTACCTGGTGGTGTTCGTATTTATGCAAGTTCACCTAAGGCACCATTTGTACATGGTGACCCAGCACGTAAAAGATTAAAATTGAGTGAACCTTATACACGTTCTAAACCACATTATGCACCAATCAAAGCATTGGAAAAATGGGGGCCTGTAAAACGTGGTGAGATATCAGCATGGGCAGTTCAGAAATCGATCGCTAACAAAGGAACACCATTAGTACCTTTCTTTCTTATTGCAGAAAAAGAAACACGAAGTAAACGTACTGCACATTTAAGAACAGTTACAAACCAAATTGAACTTAACTGGATAAAAAAGAGGTAAGATAAAGTTATGGCTTTACTAAAAGATATACGTGACGGAATTGGTACAAACTTAGAAACAATTTCAACTTTAAGTGTTTATAAATACGTGCCTGATTTTATTGAACCACCTACAGCAATAGTAGGAGTAATGTCTGTTATTCAATACGATCAATCAATGAATAGAGGAGCAGACAAATATGAAATACCTGTATTTGTTTATTGTTCACGTGTTGACGCACAAGATAGTCAAGAAACATTAGACGGATTTTTAGCAAGTTCAGGTGCAACATCAATTAAACAAGCTATTGAAACAGACAAGTCATTGAGTGGGTCTGCTCAAACTGTTAGAGTTAGTGAGGCAAGAGAGTATGGTGTTTATACAGCTAACAACATCGACTATCTTGGTGTAGAATTTACAGTAGAGGTAATTGCATGAAATACGAAGTAATAAACGGATTACAAACTAAAGATAAATATTTTGCTAAAGGTAGTATTGTCACGAACAAAGACATACCACAAAAAAGTATTGCATGGTTGCTTGAACAAAAAGAATTAGTAAAGGTAGATAATAAATATCAAGCTAAAAAACTTCAAGAAGTTGCAACGAAAGAGGAAGAAGAATAATAATGGGATATGGTAAACCAAAACCTGGTGGACGTAGAAGTTCAACCAGACGCAGACGTGGAGGAAGAAGATAATGGCTTTTATACATGGTAAAACTTCAGTTGTATATTTTGACGCAACAGATTTTTCTAGTTATTTAACTAATGTTGATATGTCAAAGACAGCAGATGTCGCTGAAACAACAACCTTTGGTAATAATAGTAAAACTTATATTTCTGGGGAAAAAGACGGAACAATATCTTTAACTGGATTATTTGACGCAACAGGTGACGCATTAGTTCAACCATTTATAGGAAGTGCAAGTAATCACAATGTGATCGTTGGAATTGATACTTTAACAGCTACAAAAAGAGTTTCATTTGCTAGTGGTATTTTTACAGAATATGGAATTAGTGACCCAGTAGCAGATGTTGTTGGTATATCAATGACAGTACAAGCAGACAATGGTTTTTATTCAGGTGAAGTATTAGAAAATGCAACTGTAACTGCTACATCAAGTGGAACAGCAAGAGATAATACAACATCAACATTAAATGGTGGTGGTGCGTTTTTACTTGTGACTTCAGCAAGTGGTACAACACCTACCTTAGACGCAAAGATTACACATTCAGCAGATGATGTAACTTATGCAGATTTAGTAACTTTTACTCAAGCAACAAGCACAACATCTGAAGTTAAAGTTGTAGCGTCAGGAACTACTGTAAATCGATACCTAAAGGTTGAATACACAGTAGGAGGTACTACACCAAGTTTTGATGTTGTTGTAGGTTTTAGTAGAGTAAATTAAGTAAAGGAGTATATATGGCATTTGTGCATGGTAAAGATAGCGTAATCAAAATTGATAATGCTGGTGGTACATTGACTGACATATCTAGTTATGTCAATAATGTAGATTTTCCTATAACAGCAGACGTTGCTGAAACAACAGTTATGGGTGATGACAATAAGACATATATCGTGGGTTTGAAAGACGCAACTCTTTCAATAACAGGATTATGGGATAGCACAATTGACGGCATACTTGGACAGATTGTTGGACAATCATCAACAGTTTCTTTTGAATTATCACCAGAGGGAACAACAGGCGGAAATGTAAAATATGAGGGCGAAGCAATTTGTACTGAATATTCACAAAATCCACCAGTCGCTGATGTTGTATCTTATACAGCTAGTTTCCAAGTAACTGGAGCTGTCACTCGTGGTACACACTAAGTAATATAATTATTAAGAAAGAGAGAACGCATGAGTAAAAACGTAAAACGTTTAAGTATTACTGACATAGATAATTTGCCTAACGTTCCTACTAAAGAAGTCGTAATTGACGAGTGGGGCGTTAGCATATTATTAAAAGGCATTACAAAAGCAAAACAAATTGAATTAGCAAAGTTGATCGATACAGAAAAAGTTGACGCTTTTGAATATCAAAAAATGCTATTAAAGGTTTGTGTTGTTGAACCTGAACTTGATGATGACGCAATTAATAAACTTTACGAAAAAGATAGTAAAGTAATC